GTCAAATCATTCATCTTAAACAACAAGGTCAAATCCAAATCACTGGCAATACCAAAGTAACCGTCACTGCGCCTTTGGCACGGTTTGAGGGTGATTTAGACGTTACAGGCGAAATTAAAGACCGTTGTGATCAACAGAATCGCACCATGGCAGATATGCGTGATGTATATGATGACCATAACCATCAAGGCGACTCAGGTGGCTCCACTTCTCAACCTAATCAAAGGATGGGTGCGTAATGGACTTTATTATCAAATTCACTACGGTTAATGGTCGACCAGTATTTAGCTTATCTAACGAGTTAGCTGACATCACTGAAGACAACATCTTGCAAACCGCCGTCATTATCTCTTTGTTTACCGACAAGCTAGCTAGTGATGATGATGTTATTCCTGATGGTGGCTCTGATCGTCGCGGTTGGTGGGGCGATATTCTTGGTCAAGACAATGACAATATCGGCTCTTTGTTATGGCTCCTATCTCGTGAAAAACAACTTGAGTCTGTTCGTCAGCGTGCAGAAGACTACGCTTATGAAGCGTTGCAATGGTTACTCGATGACAACGTTGCCGACGCACTCACTGTTACTGCAACATTTCCACATGATGAATGGCTCGGCATACATATTCTTATCGAAAAAGCTGACGGTGGATTATTGAACTTAGATTATTCATGGGGGTTATTCAATGGCGTTTGAACGTCCAACACTGGCTAAAATACATGAACGAATTACGGCTGATATTGATGCAAACACCAATGGTCAGCCTCGCCTAAGACGCTCTCCGTTCGGTGTATTTGCAACCGTTATGTCAGGTGCGATGCATGAGCTATATGGTTTTCAACAATACCGAGCAGCTCAAATTCTGCCAGACAGTGCAGACGAGCAGCACTTTGAGCGTCATGCCAGCATACATGGCACATCACAAAACCCAGATAGCTATGCGATTGGCTTTGTTCTCGCAACAGGTGTTGATGGTTTTGTGGTTGAGCAAGGCAAGAAACTTCAGCGTGCTGATGGTGTTGAATATAAGACTACCGAGGAAAAAACCATTGCTGCAGGTCAAGCAATCATAGCTATCATCGCGTTAAACCCCGGTGATGATGGTAATGCTAATGCAGGTGCAGTGCTTAACTTTATCGAAACGATTGCCGGTGTGGATAACACGGCAACAGTAACAGAAGATGCCCTTACCAATGGGGCAGATATTGAGCAGTTGGAGCCGTGGCGTCAGCGTCATTTGGATGTTATTCAAACACCACCGCATAGTGGTGCAAAACACGACTTCATCAATTGGGCCAAATCAGTACCGGGTGTAACACGAGCTTGGTGTTATCCGCTAGAGAATGGTGATGGTACGGTCACAGTTCGTTTTGTTCGAGATAACGATGAAAACCCTATCCCTGAACAAACAGAAATTGAAGTGGTTTATGAGTACATAAAAGAAAGAATGCATGTAACAGGATGGCTTGGCTTATCAGTGTTAGCGCCTACGCCTGTCCCATTAGATTTAACAATAGAACTACACCCCGACACGACAGCAATTAGATCTGCTGTTGAGGCTGAGATTGAAGACTTGTTATCAAGAACTCAGCCTGAAGATGGGCAAGGTAAAGGTACGATATACATTAGTAAGCTTCGCGAGGCAGTGAGTATTGCTGCAGGTGAAGATAATCATCGAATCACCTCTCACAATGATGACATTACCTATCAATTAGGTGAAATGGCTGTTAAAGGGGTGTTTACATGGCTTTAGTTCAAAGCTATTACTCAATGCTGACGGCTTTACTGCCGAGCGGCATTCTCTGGCAGCAGCTGCAACAAGACGATGTGTTTATCGGCTTAATGCAGTCTATGGCTGAAGAATTAGCAAGGCTTCATCAGCGTGAAGACGATCTGCTAAACGAGGCTGATCCAAGAACAGTGTATGAAATGCTTCCAGAATGGGAAGCAGCCTATGGTTTGCCAGATCCATGTGTAGGTGACTCTTTAACACTACAACAGCGACTTGATCTGCTCTATTTAAAAGTCATCAATAAAGGTGGTCAGTCAAAACCATTTTTTATTGCACTAGCAAAAGCCCTTGGTTACGACATCACCATAACCGAATTCTCACCGCACTCTGTCATGAGTGGTGTTAATCAACCGATTTATGGTCTGGCTTGGCGTTATGTCTGGCTGGTCAACGCAATAGGCCAAGGTGGGGTTAAACGTTACTTCTCTGTAAAGAGCGGTGTTGGCGAGCCACTGTTTGTTCGTGATGAAACCACACTTCAATGCATGTTTAATCGCTTTAAACCGGCACAAACTCGTGTCTTATTCAATTTTGGAGATACATAGATGAAAGGCAATAATTGGCTTCAAGGCGCAATTGCAACGCCGCCTGAAAAACCAGAAACCCCATCAGTAGGATACCCAACGGATGGTGATGGTATAGGTCAACAACCAACCACGCCCGGTGCGTTTTGGTTTTATAAAATTTCACAAGAATTAGATAACTTCATATCAAATTCTGGATTAACCCCAACAGATGATGAGTTA